AGGCCACGGATGCCTGTAACTACGTGTTTTACAAACAAAATAACGGATTCCTGATCCTCTACACCGCACTCAAAGACATGCTCACGATCAAGAATTGCGCGGTTATGTGGCGCAAGGAAGATAGTGAGACCGTTTCTAGTGTGCCATTCCAAGGCGCGACTGAGGAAATGCTTGCGATGATGCTGCAAGAGTCCGAGGATAGTGAGATTGAATCGGCAACACCCGCCCCGATGATGGGGCCGGACGGACAGCCGCAGCTTGATGAGATGGGAATGCCTATCACGGCTTACAACGGCAGAATGAAAAAGACGGAGAAACGTTCGATTGTGAAGGTCGAAGCGTTCAGCCCTGAAGATTTGCTGGTAGATCGTGAATGGACTTCGCCATTGCTGGCAGATTGCCCTTATGTTGCCAGATTGATTCGTGTCACTCTGACCGACCTGAAGCTGATGGGGTACAAAGATGTGGAGGCATCCGACTTACGTGCTAGTGATGCCGGAGAGTTAGCCAACCGACTCACTAGCGTGAACAAGCAGGAAAGTACCAAGACAGCGGATTTCGGCGAGAATCAAAGCGCCGACGATTCAATGGCCACGGGCTGGCTGCGCATGGAGTATGTTCTAGCCGACTTCGACGGAGACGGGATAGCAGAGAGGCTGTGTGTTTACCGGCTGGAAGAGAAGATTCTCAAGCGTGAGGTGGTTAGCCACGTGCCAATTGCAACATCCAGCCCAATCCTGAATACTCACCGATGGGACGGCATGAGCATTGCAGACGCGGTATCTGACCTGCAGAAGTTGCACACTGAACTTCTTCGGCAGACACTGAACAACCTTTACCTGACCAACAATCCCCGCACCAAGGTGCTGACGGATGCCAATTGGTCTCCGCTGGCGAATATCGATGACCTGCTGGATTCTCGTCCTGGTGGTGTGATCCGGCAGAGAGATGTAAACGCAGTGGTTGAGCATGTAACGCCATTCGCTGCTGGCGCCTCTATGCCCATGCTGGAGTACGTACAATCCATGCGCGAGAATCGTACGGGCGTGTCGCGTACTTCGCAAGGATTGAACCCCGACAGCATGAACAACACCGCAACAGGTCGGGTTATGGACATGAGTGCTGCCATGCAGCGGGTTGAGCTGATCGCTCGAATCATCGCTGAGACTCTGGTGAAGCCGATATTCCAGGGCATTCTCAAGGTACTGACTGATGGCGACATGCAGAAAATGGCATTCCGGCTGCGTGATGAGTTTGTCGAGTATGATCCTAATGAATGGCGGGACCAGTACGACATGACGATCAACGTCGGGCTTGGCACTGGTGATGTGCAACAGAAGGCGGCTCAATTGATGATGATCGCCCAGCTACAAAAAGAAGGGCTGGCTATTGGCCTGACAACTACGGCGCACATGTATCATACCGGCGCGAAGATTATCGAAAACGCCGGGTTTAAGGATGTTCAGAACTTCCTGCAGGATCCATCGAAACAAGCGCCACAACCGAAAGAACCGCCGATTGAGATACAAATTGCTCAAATGAAGATTCAGGCTGACGGCCAGAAGCATCAAGCTGAAACGCAAAGCGATATTCAGAAATTCCAAGCCGAAACTCAAATGACCCGCGAAGTCGAGCAGATCAAAGCCGATGCCAAACTAAGAGAAATACAGGGTAATCTTGCGCTTCAGGCCGCTAATGATCAGCGTGATTCGGAGCGTGAGCAGAACAAGGCCATGATTGGTGCGCAGCTTGAGCAACAGCGGCTTGAGTTTGAGAAGTGGAGGGCTCAGCTCGATTCGGAGACTCGGATTTACATCGAGCAATTAAAACTTGGCGCTGCACAGGCCACACAGTTACAAGGCAATGATGCCAATCAAGCGCTGGAGCATAGCATCGACGGCTTCAACCAGACTGTAAGCGCGGCAGTTGGTATGCCGCCGGAGGGGGTGATATGAACGATCAACAGACTAACCAAAGAGGCATAGATGCTACTCAGGTGCTTGAGAATGTGGCTTTCAGGGAAGCTATGATCACATTGAAGCAGGCCGTGGTTGACCAGTGGAAAGACTGTCCAGTGAGAGACAAGGAAGGCCAGCTATTGCTGCTTCAACTGGCAAAGATGGCTGACAAGTTCGAGGGTATCTTAATCGGCATTGTCGAGACAGGAAAGCTTGCTAAATCCCGCATTGATATAAATGCATTGCGCGATGAATCGGATGGGCGTAAGCTGTTGAGAAGAGTAACTAACAGGTAGGTATTTGCCTTCTGCGAACGTAGCGATACGCCGCAATCCCTCTAATACCACGAGTGGGATTTTGATAGGAAAAGATCATGGCAACGCAAACAATACGGAACGGACAGTCAATAAGATTAAACATTACAAGCGGCGACAGTTTGATAGTCGTGGCGGTATCAGGTACTTACGACGCATCTACTGTAGCCGGTGCAAGTCAAGGATCGATCGCTTCAGCGGCTACAGGTGGCACTTATGGGCCATACAACGATGGCGGCACTATTATTGTGCTGACCTCTAGCGCAACGAGCGAAATTGACTTTGATACTGGCACTTCGCCTAGTATCACGTCGGACACAGTTATCACGGCGGTCATTAACGCGACGACTGGCGCACAAGAGATTACAACAATCAATACCGGCGCAATTATCGGCTCTGACGCATCCCTCGGTATAGCTGGTCTAGCGGCTGCTCAAGGCGGCGCGGTTGCTGCTGTTGGTGGCGCTTCCTCAACCACCGGTAATACTGGTGGCGCGGTAACGGCTACTGGCGGTGCGCCTGGTGCTACTGGCGTGGGTGGTGCATTTACGGCGGCTGCGGGCGCCGGTGGTGCGACTTCTGGAAACGGTGGTGTTGGCTCTCTGGCTGGTGGTGCGGGTACTGCCGGTAACGGTGCAGGTGGCGTCGGCAAGGTAACAGGCGGGGCTGGTCAAGGCTCTGGCGCAGGCGGCGAGGCACAGCTAACTGGTGGTGCTGGCGGGGCTACCGGCATAGGTGGGGCGGTTGCTATTACAGGCGGTGCACCGACTGATGCGGCTGGTGGTGGAGTGGCCATTGCTGGTGCGGCAGGTGTTGGTACAAACCGCGCAGGTGGGCTGGCTTCTGTCACTGGTGGGCAAAGCACAGGCTCTGCAACTGGCGGCGTAGCTTCGCTGGTCGGCGGCGCAGCTAGTGCCGCGACTGGTGTTGGCGGCGCATCACTGGTGACTGGCGGAGCAGGTAACACTTCCGGCGCAGGCGGGGCGACTACCATCTTGGCTGGTGCTGGCGGCACGACTGGGGCAGGCGGTAACACTACCATGACCGCAGGACGTGGCGGCTCAACTTCCGGCGCGGCTGGTGTAGCAACGGTAACAGCCGGTGCGGGTGGCGCAACTCCGGCAACCACGACTGGCGGTGTTGCTAGCATTGTTGGCGGAGCATCTGGTGCTGGCGCAACGGGCAACGGCGGCAATGCTTCGGTTATTGGTGGCGCTGCTGCTTCTACCAATGGCTCTGGCGGTGCGGTCATCATCACTCCTGGCGCTTTGGCTGGCACAGGCGTAAACGGTGGCTTACACCTTCGCTCCGCGACTGGCCTCGTCTTCACCCAACAAACGGCGGCAACTGCGGGTGCTGATGCAGATGCTACTCTTACCGTAGCACAGCTAATAAACGGTATCTATGCTGTCGCCGTAACGACTGCTGACCGGACGCTGACCACGCCAACTGGCGCGCAGATTTCGACTGCGTGCGGTGTTGGGCTGGCCGTTGGGGATGCCTTTAATTTCTCGATGATTACGACTGGTACTGGCGCGGGTCTTGAATTGATCTTGGCTGCTGGCGACGGGAACGTGACATTTGTTGGGTCTGTCCGTGTTGGCCCGGTCATTGCGGAAACATCTCCCGGTTCTGCAACCTTTAGATTCCGTAACACGGGTGAAAATACCTGGGTTGGCTACAGAATTGCGTAAGTAGATTAAAGCTAGGCACTTAGCTTCTTAGCGAACGCAGTGATGCGCCGCAACCCCACTTAGTGCCGAGAGGTGGGGTTTTGATAATAGGAAAAAATCATCATGGACGGACAAGCGCAAGCACCCGCAAACGATGTGCACGACCTCGCTTCATTCCTTTCAGACACGCCGAAAACGGAACCTGAGGACGAGGAAAATAAAGTACCCGCAAAAGAATCTACCGGCGAAGAAGCTGATACAGATTCAGAAGCAAACGACGACAGAGACGAACCGGACGATGAATCCGATACCGAACCTGCACCCGTCGAGAAAGTCACCTTCACGGTGAAAGGAGAGGATGGTGTCGAGGAGACCGTTGAGGCAACTCACGAGGAGCTCGCATCATCCTACATGCGCCAAAAGGACTATACGCGGAAAACTCAAGCGCTAGCTACGCGAGAGAGCGAAGCGGTACAGTTCTTAACACAAAAACACGAAGCGATTCGCCAGAATTACCTTTCACAAGCCGAGTTAACGCGGTCGGCCATTGTGAACATGGCGGGTCTAAAGTCTGAGTCAGAAATGGCGGAACTCGCCAATACTGATCCGGCTGCGTGGGTGGCAGAAAACCAGCGGCAGCGGCAGATCGGTAACTACTTGAACCAACTGGATGATTCTATTCGGGGTGAAAAGCAGAATGCCGCGAACCAGGCAGATAGTGCAGAACAAGCGCGCAAGGCGCAACTCTTCACGAACACTTGGGCCGAACTCCAAAAGGAGGGCATTGATCGCCCGAAGCTGGAAAGCATTTACGGTGGCGTGGTCAAAAACTACGGCTTCTCGCAAGAGGAATTAGCCACGGTTCTGGATCATAGAATGGTTCAGGTGATGCGTGATGCCGTTGCATTCCGCGCACTCAAGGCTCAAAAGGCCGATGTCACCAAAAAAGTTCAAGCCGCTCCTCGCATGCCCACACGACAAGCACAACCCGCGAACGAACGCCGTGACCGTGATCTGGACGCTAAGTTCAAGTCCGGCAGGGCAAAACTTAATGATTTAGCCGCATACTTGCGGTAAAGGAGAATTGAAATGACTGTCCCAACCAACCTATATCAGAAGGCGTCCTTAAAAGGGAACCGTGAAGACCTGATCGACAAAATCTTCAACACTTCCCCTAGCGAAACGCCTATTACGTCCGCCATGGGTCGCGTCACTGCGGTAACCGATTTCCACGAATGGCAGACTGACGCTCTCGCCGCCGCAAACGCCGCAAACAAGATGATCGACGGCGATGACGCAGCACAAGATGCACAGGTGGCAACGGTGAGAATCGGTAATCACTTGCAGATTTTCAACAAGTCCATCGGCGTATCTCGCCGAGCCAACATTGTCAAGAAGGCAGGCCGTACTCTGGAAATGCCGTACCTCAAGGGCAAAGCAATGCTGGAGTTGAAGCGCAACATCGAAGCCATGGTGCTGTCTGCTACTCAAGTCGCTGTAGCTGCCACAACTTCGGTGGCTGGTGTATCTGGTGGCCTTGGTGTTCAGTGCGTTAGCAACCCGCTGCACAACGGCGCTGGCGCGACTCCTGCATGGACTTCTGGCGCTCCTACTTCGGCTATCACGGCGGGCACTGATCGCACCTGGACCAAGGCGCTGCTTGATACCGCTTGCCAAAATATCTACACCACTTCAGGCCAGTTCGCCGAAATGCTAGTCGTTTCCCCAAATCACAAGGGGTTGTTCTCCGCTTTTTCCTCGATTGCGCAGAACCGCTACGAAGTTAAGGGCAAGCAGCAAGGTGTTGTGGTCGGCGGTGCAGAAGTTTACATGAGCGACTTCGGGGCTATCACCGTGGTTCCTCATTACCTCCTGGCCTCTGCCACTACGGCATATGTCCTGAACACCGACTATCTGGAATTGGCTTTCCTTGATGGGTTCAAAACCGTCGACCTAGCAAAAACCGGTGACAGTGATAAGGTGCTGATTACGGCTGATTGCTGTTTAGCAGTGCGCGCTCCTACGGCACAAGCGAAGATTGCCAACCTCAGTGCCTAGGACTTGTGCTTAACTTAACAAAAAGGTATAATTACTCTCATCTTAATCAGGTGGGAGTAATTAACATGTTAAAAATATGCAGCTCAGAAGACTGTTCAAAACAGGTAGAAGCTCGTGGTTTGTGTTCAACGCATTACATGCAGCAACGGCGTGCAGGACTTATTCCTACTGGCACTCGCGCTCGAGGCACGGTAGAAGAGAGATTCTTTCGTCATATTGAAAAGACGGATTCTTGCTGGCTTTGGCAAGGTAGGGTAAAAGGAAAGGGTTACGGATCTATTGGTTTGGGTGGCGCTGGTGCAAAAGATGTTCTTGCCCATCGGGTATCCTACCAAATCCATAAGGGTGAAATACCTGATGGCTTGATAATCATGCACAAGTGCGACAATCCTCGCTGCGTGAATCCTGATCATCTGGAGGCTGGCACTCAAAGCCAAAACATAAAAGATGCGTTTGCAAGAGGCCGGAAAGTTAATAAGCCGAGCGGATTAAAAGGCGAATCGCACGGGGCAAGCAAGTTGAACAATGAAATTGTTTTTAGCGTTAGATCATCAACACTTACAGCTAAGGCGCTATCTATCTTGTATGGGGTATCAACAACCGCAATAGAACGGATTAAGAATAGAAGGACTTGGAAGCACCTAATTTAAGGAGGCATCATGCTACAGATATTTGCAACCGGCATCAGCATCACGACCGGCGCAGCGTCAGTCGGAGCAACAATACCGCTTAACTCAGCAGGGGCGGTCCCTAGGCTCATTCGGATTACGGCTTCTACTGATGATTCGTGTTTCAGAATTGGAACAGGCGCGCAGACGGCAGTGACTACCGATGCAGTAGTTCAGCCGGGGGCGCCTGTTATCGTAGCGACTATGGGATGCACCCACATTGCAGCGATTCAGCAAACTGCGGCCGGGATAGTTCAGGTTTCGCCCGTCGAGGATATTTAACATGGAGCTAGATGGCAGCGTAACCATAGACGAAGGCGTTAACGGCTTCGGTATCCACAAGCAAATTACGCTTGAGGGTGACCAGGCTGTAACCAAGCTGACCTATGACGCCGAACCCATGCTCGAACAGGCTGCTGCATTGCGCACACTTACCGCCGGGGATAGCTGGGGCAACGGGCACTTTGTCGGTATTGTGCCGATGGCTGAAGTTACTCGAATCAATGAAACATACCAGGGCGCGGAAGAGCGCAAGCTGCAAATGCTGCTTTGGCTCAAAGCTAATCCGAAACTTGTAACCTTTGATAAGTTTCTAAAATAATGAATTACACCACGCTAAAATCTGGGATAGCTGACTACCTGCACCGGGACAACCTGACAGCGCAGATACCGGGATTCATTGAGCTGGCAGAAGCGTATTTGTTCCGCGAATTGAACGTGCAGGAGCTTCAAACCTCGGTAGCAGGCACTACGATTGCCGGGGGTTATGCCACATTGCCAACAGACTTTGCGGCGGTGGCCAGGATCACTGTAGCGCATGGCTCATGGACAACTAACCTTGATTACATGGCTGTATCTGATGTAGCTTCTACGGTGCAAGTTCATCCACAATTCTATTCGCTTGAGAATAACCAGATTCGCATCATCGGCGCTGGCGCGGACCAAGCGTACACGCTCTTCTACACGATCAAAATCGTGCCATTGTCTGGATCGGTTTCAACTAACTGGATTCTGACCAATGCCAGTGAATTGTACCTCTACGCCTCGTGTCTGGAGGCTGCCCGTTACCTGAGAGACGCGGGCGAGATTGCTACCTTGTCGCAGTCGGTGGCGCTTGCACTTGAATCAGTGCGCAGATTTTCAGAGCGCCGTGGCCAGCCTTCGTCCGGATCTCTGCAAATTAGGACGCGCCGTGGATAAATTATTAGGTTTTTCTCCGGATTCCGATCCGGTTACACCCGGCGTCATTACCGCATGCGTCAACTTTATCCCATACGAATCGGGCATGACAGGTGCGCCCTCGGCATCTACACCAGCCTCTACTCCGGCGCTCGCTGCGGCATGTGCTGGCGCGGTGGTGATAACTAAACTCGACGACACGCGGCGGATTTTTGCAGGTGCGGCAACTAAGTTATACGAACTATCTGCCGGGGCATGGACGGATGTATCGAGGGCGGCTGTTTACACTGGGGGAGCCGATACGCGTTGGAGCTATACCCAGTTTGGTGATGCCACGATTGCATCGAATCTGACAGATACCATGCAGCGCAGCACTTCTGCCGCGTTTGCGGATATAGCCACTGCTCCGAAGGCCAAGATCGTTTTTAGTGTTGGCTCGTTTGTCATGGCGTTAAACACCTCTGACGCTACTTATGGCGTATCTCAAAATAGATGGTGGTGTTCTGCCACGTTCGATGAGACAAGCTGGACGCCAAGCGTAACAGCGTTATGCGCAACGGGGATGCTGGTATCGGCTCCCGGGCAGATTACAGCAGGTGGCAAGCTAGGTGATTACGCTGTCGCCTACAAAGACAAGTCAATCTTTTTGGGGCAGTTTGTCGGCGCTCCCTCTGTGTGGGATTGGGCGCAAGTGCCGGGCGGTGATGCAGGGTGTGTCGGTCAAGACGCGTGGACGGACATAGGTGGCGCCCACTTCGTTGTCGGCCAGGATAATCTATGGATTTTTGACGGCTCTCGTCCAGTTCCCGTTGGATTGGGTCAGGTTCGGGAATGGTTCTATGCCAACTCGAACCCGGCGTATCGCTACAAGATACAGTGTATTTTTGACCGGCAAAAGAGCCGTGTCTGGATTTTCTATCCATCGACTAACTCGACTACGCTTGATTCTGCGATGGTCTACCATCTTGCCACAAAGCAATTCGGGCTGGTAACGATAAATGTTGAGGCGGTTTTAAATTACATCAGTGCAGGGGTAACGATTGACGGATTAAGCGGTATCAGCGCCACGATTGACGGCTTATCCTCCTACTCGTTTGATTCTCAATTCTGGCTCAGTGGTGGGCGGGCTTTGACAGTATTTAATACATCGCATCAGCTTCAATTGCTGACTGGCGTTTCAACGTCCAGCAGCTACACCACTGGTGATATGGGGGACGATGACGGGGTTTCTCTACTTAGCAAAATCCGCATTAGATTTGCGCCGGGCTATGCGCCTGCATCAGCTACGGCCCAGGTGTTCTCCAAAATGACCGAGGGCGCAGGGCTAACGACTGGCAGCACACACACGCTGAACGATGGCAAATTCGATGTATTGCAGGGTGCAAGATTCCACCGGGCAACGATTGCCATGACTGGCGATGTTCGCGTACTGGCGATGGCGGCCACACTTAAGCCGATGGGGGTAGCGTGAAGCTCGCCGTCACTCCGCTGGCCGTTACCGACGCAGCTACAGCGCAGTGGTATCGAGAGATTGCGCGGCAGGTCAACGGGCTGTCTGAAGGATCAATCTCCGCCCGTTACCAAGCGGCAACGGCGGCTCCAACGACAGGAACGTACCAGCAAGGGGATTTTGTGACCAATTCGGCCCCGGCAGAAGCAGGGGTAGCACTAAGTAGGTATGTGATTCTTGGCTGGGTGTGTACTGTTGCTGGCACACCTGGAACATGGCTACAATGCCGAAGCCTTACAGGCAACTAATGGAACTTCAACAGGTACCAGCCACGCATATTGACCGCGCATGGAGCGATGGCGCTTCATGTCTGTCAGAGGCGTGCGATAAAAGCGGCGGAGAGATAACCGGATCGCAGCTAAAAATGATATTATC